GCGAAATACCTCGCCAAGCAGACCCCCGGTGGCCCCAGATAGGATAGACCATGAGCCTCAACATGACGCTGCTCCCCACCGACATGGCCACCATCGACCCGCCGGGCGTCGCCGCGCCGGGAGCAGACAGCGCCGTGGTCTACGTTGAAGCCGACGACTTGAAGATGATCGGCAACAAGTTGAACGCGCTGTTCATGCAGTACCGTTCGGATCGTCGCCTTGCGGAAATGCGCTGGATGCGCAACCTGCGCCAGTATCTCGGCATCTATGATGACGAGATCGACAAGGCCATGGCCCCCAACCGCTCGCGCGCCTACCCGCGCCTGACCCGCGTCAAGTGTGTCAGCGTGCTGTCGCGGCTCATGAACTTGATGTTCCAAGGCACCGAGCGCAACTGGACGATCACCGCCGACTACGGCGCAGGGCTGACCAAGGATGACGTCAACGAGGCCATCAGTAACTTGAGAGAGGACGCGCAAAAGAACGGCGAGCAGCCGAACATGAAGCTTGAGAACGTCATGGTCTGGGTCAAGAAGCTCATGACCGCGCGTGCCAAGGCATTGAGCGAAACGATCGATGATCAATTCCAAGAGATCGGCGGCGATCAGACGCTGGATTATGTGTCGTTAAACCGCGCCGTGCTGCGTTCAGGCATCATCATGGGCTTGGGTGTGCTGTCCGGTCCCTATGCCATCCCCTACAAGACCACCAAAGTAACTATCGACCAGACCAGCTTCGCGCCGACCGTCACATCCATGACGCGCTACAAGCCTCAGCTTGAGTTTGATACGGTGTGGGACGTCTACCCTGACATGAGCGCCAAGACGCTCGACAAGATGGACGGCTACTTCCGCCGCAAGGTCATGACGCGCTCCGGCCTGCGCGACCTCGCCAAGCGCGAGGACTTCTTTGGTCAGCAGATCAAAGCCTACCTGAAAACGCACAGCGCCGGCAACTATCGCCCGATGGAGTTCGAGACGGAATTGCGTGCGCTCGGCGTCAAGATCAACGTCAACGAAATGAAACTCGAAACCCTCAAGTACGAGGTGATCATCTGGCATGGTCCGTTGTCAGGCGAGTTCCTGCGCATGTGCGGCGTGGAGGTCGCGGACGACAAGCTGGCCGACGACATCGACGCCGAAGTGTGGCTGATCGACGGCAACATTATCAAGGCCGACATCAACCCGTGGCGCAAGCTCGACATGGATGTCAAGACGCTGCATTACTTCCTCTTTGACGAGGACGACGCGTCGCCGGTTGGTCAGGGCCTGCCGAATGTCATGCGCGACAGTCAGATGTCGATCAGTGCGGCGACGCGTATGTTGCTCGACAACGCGTCGGTGATCTGCGGCCCCAACTTGGAGGTCAATATCGACCTGCTGCCCGATGGTCAGGACATCAGTTCGACCGAGGCATACAAAGTTTGGTATCGCACGGGCACCGGCCCCGACGCGCAGTTCCCAGCTGTCCGCGACGTCAAGATTGAGGGTCACTTGGACGACCTCATGAAAGTCATCGAACTGTTCATGAAGTTTGCCGACATGGAGACGTTCGTTGGCCCGGCGACCGGCGGCGACATGGCTCAGACCCCCAGCGAGCCGATGCGGACGGCGGCCGGCGCTTCCATGATGCGTGGCGATGCGGCGTTGCCGTTCAAGGACATCGTGCGCAACTTCGACCGCTTCACGCAGAGCGTGATCCAGTCGCTAGTCCAGTTTAACAAAAAGTTCAACCCGGAGAGGGCGCAAGAGGCTGAGTTCAATGTGATCGCCCGTGGCGCAACATCGTTGATCGCCAAGGAAGTGCGCGGGATGCAGGTCGATCAACTGGCACAGTCTCTGACCGAGGAAGAAAAAGAATACACGGATATGAAGGAACTTGCGCGTCAGCGCTTCCTTACCCGTGATTTGCCTGATATGTTGTTGCCAGATGATGTGGTGGCTCGCAATCAAGCGCAGAAAGCGCAAGATCAGCAGACCGCGCAGATGCTCGGACAGGAACTTCAGAAGGCCAACACGCGCAAGCTGCTCTCGGACGCCTTCAAGAACATCGCACAGGGCAACAAAAATTCGGCAGCCGCCGACGCCCACACGGTCGATACCGCGCTTTCACTATTGGAACAGGGGTTAACGGATGTTGGTCAAGTCGCTCAACCGCCCCAACCGGGACAGCCAGCAGGAGCTGCTGGCGCGGATCAGCCAGTCGTCGGCGACCCCGCTGCACAAGGACCTGCTGGACCTGATCAGCTTCAAGCTGGACCTGACCAAGGACAAATTGATCAACTGCCCGGCGTCGGACTTGCTCAACCTTCAGGGTCAGGCCAAGGGCTTGCATGATCTGCTGACCGATCTGACCCGACCGATGCTCTCTGACATTCTGAAGAAAAAGGAAGTTACCCAATGACTGCGCAGACTCTCGACGCGACCGTTGTGAAGACCGACGACGACAATCCCGACGTCTTCACACAGGCGTTCGACATGCTGTCGGAGCACCACGACAAGCCCGATCCGGTATCGCTCAGCGAGCCTGATCCGGCTGTCGTGGCTCGGCCCGACGCCGCCGCGACCGCCGATCAAACTAACTTGGATGATCCGGTCGCCGTCGAAACCGCCGCCGAGATCAAGCCCGAAGTGGTCGCCCCGGCGGTCAAGCCCGAGGCTCAGCCGTCGCCTCTGGGTGATGATTTCGCCGAACGTCTGGCGCAGGCGCTCGCCGCCAACCAGCCCAAACCGGACCCGGCGGTCACCCCCGCCGCGCCCACTCCGCAGCTGTTCTCTCCTGACGAGGCGGTCTTCCTCACGGAGTATGATAAGGACTATCCCGACGTTGCACGCGCGGAAGCCCTGCGTCGCCGTGCCGAGAACAAGATCGTTGTCCAGCACGTGTTCAACGAAATCAGCAAAGTGGTCACGCCCCTTCAGGAACTTGTGAACAGCCTGATCGCCGACCAGCAGCTTGCCACGCTGCAGCAGACCGTGCCGGATTACGAAACCAAACGTGAAGACGTTGTTAAATGGGTCGGCGAGCAGCCAAACTACTTGAAGGCCGCCTACAACCATGTTATCCAAAATGGAACGGTTGAAGAGGTCGCTGATTTGATCGGCCGATACAACCAAGCGACCGGCGCGGTAAAGAAACCTGCGGCGGCCCAAGCGACCGAACTGCCTGCGGCCACCAAACAAGCGGCAGCTGCTCTGGCACCAGTCGGATCGAAACGGACGGCAGTCATTCGAGGCATCGCGAAGGAAGACTTCGACGGCGCATTCGATGAGGCTTCCACTCAGTCTTGACCCCTGTGCCTAGGAGCCAGTTACTATGAATATCACCAGCTATGGCGACATCAGCCCGGCGGTCGCCGCCTATTCGGTCGTGCGCTTGCTGAAGCGCGCCATGCCCTACCTGCACATTGAGAAATTTGGCCAGACCTATCCTCTGCCGACCAACTCGACGCAGGTCGCCAAGTTCCGTCGTTACTTCTTGCAAGGCACCACCGGCGCGGCAGGTCCGAACGGCGGCGGCACCAACGGTAACGCGAGCCCGTTCTTCATTCCGGTCGCCACCACCCCCTTGGTGGAAGGCGTGACCCCCAGCGGCTCGACCTTTGGCAATCAGGACTATACGGTCCAGCTTCAGCAGTTCGGCGACTTCGTGACGATCACCGACGTGATCGAGGACCTGCACACCGATCCGATCCTCCAGCAGATGACCGACATCCTCGGCGAACAGGCCGCAGTTACTGTTGAAACGCTGCGCTTCAACGTCCTGAAGGCCGGGCTGAACGTGTTCTATGCGGACAAGGTCAGCTCGCGTTCGCTGATCGTCAATCCGCTCAGCCTGTCCGACCAGCGCGGCGTCACCACCGCGCTGAACCGCCAGAACGCCAAGAAGATCACGCAGGTGGTCGGCTCCACCCCGGCGTTCGGCACGAAGTCGGTCGAAGCGTCCTACATGGCCATCTGCCATCCCGATCTGGAAAGCGATCTTCGCTCCCTGCCGGGCTTCAAGGTGGTCGCCGACTACGGCCCGCACACCTCGCCGTTCGAAGGCGAAATCGGCTCCTTGGAGCAGGTTCGCTACCTGACCTCGACCGTGTTCGCTCCGTGGGCCGATGCGGGCGGCTTGGTCAGCGGCTTCGTCGCGGGTGCTTCCGCCTCAACCGCCGTGCGCTCCACGACCGGCGTGAACATCGACGTCTACCCGATCCTGTACTTCGGCCGCGATGCTTTCGGTATCGTCCCGCTGAAGGGCAAGTCGTCCATGACGCCGATGGTTGTCAATCCCAAGCCGGCGGCGGGCGATCCTCTCGCTCAGCGCGGCACCGTGGGTTGGAAACTCTGGACCGCGACCGTTATCCTTCAGGATGCGTTCATGGCACGCGCCGAAGTCGCCTGCTCCGAATAATGTGGAGGGCTCAGGCCCTTCACTTACTTTAATCTCGAAGCAGGAGCTTCACTATGACCGACGTTATCGACGTAACCCTCAGCGCCAGCGCCTTCCCGCCCACCTATACGGGCGTTGGCACTTTGCTCGGCAATACCAACTATTCCAACCCCGTGGAAAGCATCAACGGCTTTTTCACGTCGGACGGCAATGCGGTTTCCATTCCGGTCGGCTTTGCCGCGCAGGAAGTCGAAATTTTCGATGAAACCGACAACGTATCCTACGTGTGGAAGCGCGGCCTGCCCGCCGGCTCGACCATCAAGACCGTCGCCGCCGGGACCGTGACCGTGGACACAGGGGCGGCCATCGCCGTCACGACCACGCTTCAAGGCAAGTCCACCATCCTGCTCTCAGCGGCGGCGATGTCCACCGCCAAGCTGGTGCTCTACAGCATAAACGGCTGACGCGCTCCCTATGCGTTGGTTACCAAGGGGTAGGGTTAACGCCCTGCCCCTTTTTCTTAGGAGAGCGCCGTGGCACAAGTAACTATTGAGAAGATGGCCAACGGCTATACCGTCCGCGCCAACGACCCCAAGATCGTCGCCGCCAACGACAAACGCGACAATTCGAAGGGTCCCTACGTTCCCTATAAGAACCCTTCACGCGAGTTCGTATTCACGGACTTGGAAAAGGTTCTAGTGTGGCTGAAGGCCAACCTAGATACATCGCTGCCGGATGATGACTACTCCAGCAGCTTCGACAACGCATGTTGCAGCGACGATTAACAGGAGAATGATACGTCCGAAGTTGTCAAAGGTCGATTAACAGGAGAATGATATGTCCGAAGTTGTCAAAGGTCGATTAACAGGAGAATGATATGTCCGAAGTTGTCAAAGGTCCGACCATCACTGTGCCGAAGACCAAGCGCATTATCGTGGAAGAGAGCGAGCACATCCCGCCGACCGGGCTGTTCATCGGCCTCAACGGTCGCGGCTACCTGATCCAGCCCGGTCAGGAAGTCAACGTGCCGGTCGGCGTGGTCGAAATCCTCGACAATGCCAAATATGACGCCCCAGTCATCGATCCTCTGACGCGTCAGGTCACGAGCACATCCAAGCGTGCGCGCTTCTCCTATCGCGAAGTGCAGAAGAAGGCCGCGTAATCATGCAACTGTCTGGTTTGCTCAAGGAACTTCGTTCCAATATCCTCAGGGATCGGTCGAACCAGTACAGTGGCCCTTCCGACCAACTCTGGGACGATGAAACGCTGGTCAGCTATATCAATGAGGCGCAGAAGCGATTTGCGCGCCTTACTGGTATTATCAAGGATGGCAGTAGTCCGGCCTGCTGCCAGCTGGTCATCGTCCCCGGAACAGATACTTACGAGCTGCATCCATCTGTCATTTCAGTGCTGTCGGCCAAGTTCCTTGGAGCGCCCGCCGATCTGTCCCGCGCCGGCCATTCATCCTTCAGCACCTACCACCAGCCCGACACCTATTTTTTCGATCCGAACCAGCTGGCCGCGCTGCCGCCCGGCAAGGTTGTAGCCTACAGCACTGACGAGCAAGTGTCTCCAGACGAGAACGGCTCGATGTCGGTAGTTACTTTGCGCGTCTATCCCATGCCGGCCGCGCCGTATGTGACAGCTCCGATCCAGCTGCGCGTGTGCCGCCTGCCAATCAACGATCTGACGCTTGAAAATCTGGAGGCATACCCTGAAGTTCCTGACCTCCACCACATCGAAATACTTGATTGGGCTGCCTATCTGGCGCTGCGCGTAGGGGATCATGATGCACAAGACTATCAGCGCGCGTTAAACTTCAAAAGCCTCTTTGAAGAGAACATTGAAGCTGCTAAGAAGACCATGCGGCTGAAGTCGTTCGCCCCTCAAAGCTGGGGCTTCGGCCGCAACGGCTTCACGTGGACATCTGACAGCAACCAGTGAGGACCAACCATGCCGGTTATCAACGACGTCGGCCCTGATTTGCCTACCTACCCCCCTGTGCCGACCGGCCCGCAAGGGCAAGTGGCGAACACAGTTACTTCAGCGCCGCCCACCCCCACCCCCACCCCCGCCAACGCTTGGGATTACGCCAAGAACGCAGCCCAAGTCGGCATCGTGGGCAGCGCCGCGCTTCCAGCGGTGAAGGCAATAGCCAGCGGGATCGCCCCTGCCGCATGGAGGGCCGCCGCGCTTGTCTCGCGTCTGCCCACGGGCCTGCTCAGCGGAGCCAAGACTGGCCTCATGGGGCTGGCAGCCGTGCCGGCAGGTCAGGCGATTGGCGGCGCAGCAGCTGGCGTCCAGCAGTCCCTCATCAACCCGAACTCCCCAGCGCAGGTCGATTACAGGCAGGACATCGCAGCACAGGAGGCGGCCACCAATCCGTTGAACAGGGCAGGACTGGCGGCTTACGCATTGGCTCACGCTGGCTTGAACACGCTCAAGACCGCCGGTCAAGGCGTTCAGCTGGCGTTCGGCGACGACGGTGCTCCTGCGGCGGCGGCTCCCGTAGCCTCAACCGCCGCCGCCGCTGTCGGCGACCCCAAGCACGCTGCCGCGCCTTATATGCACATGGACCCTGATAGTTTCGCTCAGCACGTTGCAGGTCTCAACCGTCGCGACGCCATGGCGCTCATGCAGATCATGCCGTCCTTGCCGAAGATGGACCCTCACATGCAGGCCGTGCATCAGCTGAATACGCTGGCCACGCAGAAGTACCAGAGCGCCATGGCGCAGGCCGAGAAGGAAACGGACCCCAAGAAGAAGCTTGCGGCGCAGCAACTCGCGGCGGCGGGCCTCCATACCGACATCAGCGCGGCGACCGTTGCCGGCGCAGCCCCCTACACGTCTCAAACTTACGCGATCCCCACCGAATAAGAGGCACCAATGGCCGGAATATACGATGTAGGCGACCAAACAAGCGGTTTGCCTGCCTATCAACCTGCTCCGTCAGCAACCGCCAACCCCTACGACGACCCAGCATTCGCAAAAGCCGCGTATGACAACATGATGCGGGGCAACAAGCCGACCCCCGGCCTGATCGGCGGCGCTCTGAGCAGCGCTGTCCACGGCATCGGCAGTCAGCTGGGCGGCGCAGCGCAGGCTGTCGGCCAAGCGACGGGCTTGCAAGGCGTCGCCAATTGGGGCGACGCCACCGCCAAGAGCCAAGCCGACGCCGCAGCGGCCGGCGGGCGTCCCGAATTGGAAGGCGACTGGACGTCGCCGAGCGGCGTCGCCTACAATCTGACCAAACAGCTGCCGATGCTGGCCGGAACCGTCTCGGCGGCGCTCTTCGGCGGCGCTCCAGTCGGCAAACTGCTCGGCGTGGGCGAGGAAATGGGCGGCTCGATTGCTGCCGGCGCTTCCATGTTCCCGACAGCCGTCGGTGGCAACGTGGAAGCAGCCAAAGCGGCCAATAATGGGCAGCTTTCCACGCAGGACGCCTACAAAGCCATGGCTTTGGGCCTGCCTGAGGCCGCTGCGCAAGCGTATATGCCCGGCAGCTTGGCCACGACGCTGAAAAACGGCGCTTCAGGCGATCTGGGCAAGCGTTTGCTTATGGGTGGCGGCATCAACGCGCTGGTCGGTGCGGGACAGGGTGCAGTTACTTCAGCCTTGACCGGCCTCATGGACCCAAACAAGTCGATTGCCGACCGCGCTCATGAGATGGTGCGTGACGCCATCGGCGGGGCTATCGGCGGCGGCATCATGGGCGCTGCAATCCATGGTCTGTCCAAAGAGCAAGCGCCAATCGAGAAGACCGATCCGAACGCTTCGACCGGCACGCTCGATGCGGCCACGTCGATCCTTGATCCGAACATGGTCAAGGTCCAGAAGCCGACCGCTGAGGGCGAAGGCGAGCAGGGCAGTTTCGTCGCGCCCGGCCCCAAGCCGGTTCTCGATGCGCAAGGCAACCCAGTCCCGCCTGATCTGCAAGGCAATGTCGCGCAGCGCTCGGACTTGACATCGGCGCTGCCGCCGCTGCCTGATAAAGGCGCAGCCCCGACGCTCGATCTGTTCACCCCTGAAGAGACAGGACAGCGCGCATCTGAGGTGTCGGCGTTACGCGATCAGATCGTCAAGGACTACAAGGTCCCGCCGAACGCCAACCGGACCTTCATCGATACGTTGCAGGCCACCGACCAGCCGGAACTGATCAAGCAAATCCGCGATCAGGTTGACTACTACAACGACAAGCAAAAGGGCTCGATGCCCAAGTGGTTCGAAAAACTCGCCAAGGATAAAGGCGTCCTGAGTGACGACGGCCGAGTGATCGACATCAACAAGGAAATTGCGGAGAACCAATCCAAGGCTGAGGACATCCACGCGGCGGCGATGGCCAAATACACGGACAGCATGGGTGCACTTACTGCGGCCGACGCGCAGACCAAGCAGGGCGCGTTGAAGCAGATGCAATTCGCCAAGGCCCGCGACGCGTTGCTGGCGACGGCGAAGCCTTATCTCGATATGGTCAACCGGCTCAAGCCGCTGGTCGATGATCATGCTATCGCCGACACGTTGCCGGATAAATTCGCCCGACGCGATGCCCCAGATACAGTCAAGGCCAGCCCTCAAGCCGCCGATCTTTGGCAGGCAATGTCGGCGCTTGCCGACCATGCGCGGACCAAGGACATGCGCGACCGCGCACAGGCCGCCGCCGACAGCTTGCGCCGGGGCGACACGACGGCGCTCGGC